CGTGCGCCCAGTTGCCGTAGTCCTCGACAGCTGCCTCCTCGGATCCGAACTCGTCCTTGAGGAGCTTGCGCTCGGCGTCGGTCATCGCAAGGTCCCACGCCGCATGAAATGCCTCATGATGCACATCGACCGGAGAGGTGAGGTCGGTATACGTCAGTATCCCATGTGGCCCTATCTGTCTCCAGGACGCAGCTGCTACAATCCCTGGCCGCAGGTCCTGTCCGGTTGCAGCCTTATAGGCCAATGGATTGATGACGATCTTGTTCTTCCAGTCTACCAGGGCCTTTGTCCCGTTGGGCATGGTGAGCATGAATGCCCAACGCGGGCCCTTCTCGGTCTGGATAATCTCGGCCGGTCCGATCTCAGCGCTTGGGAATGCGGAACGGATCGCCTTGTGGACGGCTTCCTGGCTCTCGGAAATGCTGTCTGGAAGTGGGTTGCGTTCAATGATGCCGAGAACTTCCGCCATGATCCGGTCGAGCGGATCGACGATACCAGGAAGCTCGGTTTGGTAGCTTACAGAAGAAGCTTGTCCGGAGGGTTCTTCATGTACTGGCGCAGCTCCGCCAGCGCCTCTTTCTGGTGCTGCCGCAGCTTTTCCTGCTCGAGCTCGCTCAATAAGCGCGTCTCTGTTTGCGTTGATTGTGCGGGCTTCTGATTCGGTGAGGCCTTCGGGCGGGACTTTTTCGCCGTAGATAGTCTCAAGGACTGCTGGGAGTTCATCGCCGAAATTCTCCTTCAATTTATTGATCGTGTCAAGCGATATTTTCAGATTCGAGCCGAAAGTTCCTTGGGCCATCGCGTGGATACCGATGACGGTAACACCGTTATTTTCCAAGTATCCCTTGAGACTGGCCAGAGTGGATCCCGTGGTCGATACGTCATCGACAATGATGGCAAGCTCGCCGGTAGTCTTCCCGCCGAACTCGGGCTGGCGCATCAGCCTTTCCATGGCCGTTGCCCCGGTGTGATGCACGATGTTTTTCTGGATGACGTCCGTGTTCACAGGCCAGCCTGTGATCTCGGAAATATAGGCCGCCATCGCCAATGGGATCTGGTTGATCCCTCCGGCCTCGACGGCATTCACGGGGTAGACAACAACTTTGCGGTTTGCGTAGGCCATGGAGAGGGACCGGACCTTCTCGACGTTCATCAGGTCCATGGCAAGGTTCGCTGCCGCCTTGCGATCCCCGCTCTTGGCCGCCTCGTAGTCCTTGTGGCCGCGCATCTTGTTGTAGCCGGTGTGGATCGTGGCCTTGGCCGTGCGGTCGGTCCAAGGGGTCCGGGTGGCGTACTTTTCGCCGGCGGGAACGAGCGGCGAGTCGTAATTCATCGGCATCAGGAGAGCCTTGAGTTCCCCGTTGACGCGGAACTGCACCGGCTTGCTTTTGTCGTCTGACTTCTCCTGAGTTAGCTTAGCGTCCGGGAAATGCTTGCGGAGGAACCGGAGGTAGCCGGCATTGACGGATACTTGCACCCCATGGCTGTCCTGGAAAATCGCGTAGGTTTCGTTCGGGGAGATCCGGGCCCCAAGGTAGCGCAACTCCCGGCCCTCATTCTCCGGAATGACTGCCTTGTAGACTGGTGTATCATATTTATTTCGCTCCTCCTCTACCCACTTCTTTCCCTTGGATTCCAGCTCCGCAAAAGGAGTGTCTGCTTCGGAACTCAGTTTTTGCCGACCCTTGATCCAGCTCTTGAGCCTTTTCTCCCAGTACTTGTCGCGCATTTCCTGGGCGATCTTCTTATCAATGATCAGCCAATGGCCGTTGGAGGCGTACTTCCCGCTTTTGTCGGAAGCGAGCCCGAATTGCTCGCCCCACTTCTTCTCGTACCCAGAATCAATCCCCAGGGACTCGACCTCCTTCTCGGAGATCTCGGTGGAGTGGATCGGGAATTCCTCGCCCAAACCACGCTTCTCGGCGGCAGTCAGGGCGCTGAAGTCCTTGCCGTGCTTCTTCCTGGCCAAATCGTCGATCTCTGCCCGCGTCCAGTTCTTTCTTGCCAGATTGATTTCCTCGTTTGCCTTTTCGATTGCCTTGAATGCCTTCTCGGCAGTTGAGGGCTTCTTGGCAGACTCAGCCTTCGCTTGCTCAAGAACCTTGTCCAGTTTCACGTTCATCCGCAGGGCGCGGATCGCCTCCTCGCGGGGCTTTCCGGATTGCACACCGTTCCGCTCCAGGAACGTCGAGACAGCGACCTGATGATCTTTCACCGTGACGTAATCCTCACCAAGTGATGCTCGGTCAGCAGCGATTGACGTCCCTATTGTTTCGGCAGCTTCCGGAGTCAGCCCAGGGTACTTCTTGGATACTAACTTGGTGTATTCCTCACGCCATTCCTCGAACTGCTCCTTATCCTTGTCAAATTTTTCCTTTTCAGCAGCAGGAGCCGGGGCTTTCGCTTTCTCCTCTGGGCCGTTCCATTGGCCGTGTTTCTTGAGCTTGCCAGTCCAGGAGATGGCCGCCTCGATGGCCTTGTCTTGACTGTATTCGCTGACCGTCAGGTTAAACGGTCCTTTCTCATCCTTGGCCGGCAGAATGATGGTCCAGACGTCGTTTTTATAGTTGTCCTTCCACTTCCTGATCTTCACTCCGGCGGGGATATGGGGATGTTCGATGTAGACCTCTCCCAGCTCCTTCTTCGCGGCCAGGGTTTGTTTTCCTCTGACCAGCTTGATATTGTTGGCTGTCAGGACAAATTCGATTCCATTGTACTTGGCGACAACGCCTTCATAAGTAAATGGCTCGCCTGACTTCCGACGCAAACCAACCTTTTCATTGTAGGTGTATGTATCCCCTGAGTACTTGTCCTTGCGGATCACCTCATTCAGGTTGACAGATATGACTTCCTCGTCACCACTCGAAAGGGATCCGGTAACAGCATAGTTCTTCCCGTTGATCTCGTGGACGCCGCGTAGCTTTCCATCCGCGATTGTGCCAGCGGAGTTCGTGTAGGCGTACCTCCGCAACTCGGCCTGACTTTTGGAGATCTCCGGATTCTTGGCCGGCGATGGGCCAGCCGTAATGATGTTTCGGTCTTCCTTGAAGGTCTGATAGGGTGGCTTCTCGGAAGGCGCCGGCGACTGCGGCCCTTTCTTTCCTTCCAGGGTCTGCTCGATCTTCCCGAGTTTGGCCTTCAGCCGGTCGCTCTCTGGCTGGCGCTTGGCCACCTCTGCCTCGTTGACATGTTTTTCCTGTGATGGGGCTATCTTTGCGCGGAGCTTGTCGCTGTATTCCTGCTCGCTTTTCTCCTTTGCGACCTTTTTCTGCTTATCTGTTGGAGTACTAGGTGTTGGCGCCGGTATTCTCTCCTTTTTTGGCTCGGGCATCTTCTCTCCGCTTGGCGGTGCGGTTATTCCATGTGCGAGGTGATCCTCAGCAATACGCTTCGCGTCAGCTATGCGCCTGGCCGTCCCGATCTGCTGCCATTGCGATTTTGAAGGCTTTTCGGCGTTGCGGACGGTAACGTAATAGGTTCCTCCCTCCCTCTGCACGACGTAGTCGTATTGCTCGCCGTATTGACGCTTTCGTCCGGTGTAGACGCCAGGCTCCTCCTGCGACCAATGCAGCTTCCCCGGCTGGCCAGGGGTTTCCTGTGAAACCTCTGGGGCCTTCTTGGCCAGGATATTCTGGACGACCTTGAGCGTCTCCTTCTGTGGCTTCGGGACAGAAACTTCCGGAAGAGATCCGAGCGCCTCGCGCTCACCTTCCTGGAACCTCTCTGCTGAAATCCGGTCCTGGATTCCTTTGCGTGCCGCACCCCCTGTAGCGATCCAGTTGGCCAGTTTGGCGGCATTTTCCTTCTTTCCGGCGGCGATCAGACGGTGGATCTGGAGGCGCTCGGCTGCGCTGGGTTGAACCCGTCCTATAGAGGAGATGAGGCCTTCCTCGTAGGCTTTATCTTGGGCGGAAAGTTTTCGCCCAGACTCAGCCTCGGGGCTTTCGATGAGCTTGCGGTCGGTCAGTCCCTCAACCATCCGACGCCGGCGCAGCAGCTCCTCGAGCTTGGCCTGATTCTCTGGGGACAGGCGCCCTCGTTCCTTAAGGATAAAGTCTCTGGAGTATGTCCCTCCCTTGAGCGTGAAGGGCTCGTCGCTCATCGTGAAGCCGCGGTCCACTCGCGACCGCTCCTCAAGGGACTGGCGCATCGACTCGAATGGCTGATGTGTCCACTTTCGCTCCCGCTCGGGGGCCAGAGTGGCTTCTGGCCAGACCTCTTCGCCAAGGGGGTGGATGACCTCTGGGGGCGGCTCAGGGAGCCTCTTCCCTTTCACCTCGGATACTTTCGCCTTGGCCGGCCCCATGTGCTCGGCCGTGATCCGGGCGTAGGGATCGATGTCCAGAGCCCGCTTGAGCGTTCCCCACCACGGCTTATCGGCCACCTTGACGAGCTTCGTGGCCGGCAACTCGATGGTCAGGCCGTTGGTGACGGCATTCCGCAGCTGGCCCTCCGGGATCCCGATCTCCTGCATCATGTCGTAAAACTCGGCATCGTAGGTCCTGGACCCGCGTGTGAAGTAGTCCCTGAGCCTCTGGGCCGGAATCTCGATGGTTGCCCCAGGAGCAACGCTCTCCATCCGCTCTCTGAGGTACTTCTCCTTGAAGGGCTCGCTCATCTTGTCCCAGCGGGCCCCCAGCTTGCGTCCTCCAAATCCCAGGGCTGCACCCTTGGCCACGAAGTCAATGGCGTCCGTGAGGGCCACAACATTCTTGTTGGCCCCTTCCGGAAGCAGCTCGGACAGTCCTCTCTGGTTCAATGGCTCATATGGCTGCCCAGTCGCGGCGGAGATGGCTGCAGATTCGGCCTCGCCAAGTCCGGTGAAGCCGGCTATGGCCTTGAGCGTGGGCCATATGTGTGACTTGAGCGCACCAGCCGGACCCGTTGGGATCGGCAGGATCCCACCGGAAATGGCGGCATTCATCAGGAAATTGTAGTAGTCGGACTCCTTGACATCTCTGGCTCCGAACACTTCCTTTGTCAGGCGCTCTCTCAGTTCCGGATCAGCTTCGATTTCTGATCTCCTGCGTCCAGTAGCGGCCGCCAAGGCATCGATGGCGCTCGCTTGTGCCCTCATGGCACCTTGGTCCTGGAAAAGGCTCTTCAGCTTGTCCAGGGCCGTTTCAGGAGGAGTCGCACTAATAGCCTCTTGGGTGGTTGGCGGAGTGGTGATCGTCTGGAGGCGCTGTAACAGGGCTCGCTTCACAACATCCTCTGCCGATACCATGCCGTGCTTGGTGTCATAGGATACCGTCGCGATGGTGTTCTCGCCGCCCATGAATCCAAGGATCCGATTGATGTAGTTCTCCGTCTCCACGGGCATGACGCCATGGTTGACTCTCTTCTGGCCGGCGTTGTAGGCCCACAATCCCTTTTCGACGCTGCCGCCGTTTTGTTCGATTAGTTTGCTGAGGTATCTCGCCCCGGCTAAGACGTTTTCGGATGGGTCATGCGCGTTGGTGACGCCGAGCTCCCTGGCCGTTTCTGGCATGATCTGCATGAGACCAACGGCCCCCTTTGGCGAGACGGCATTCGGATTGTAGCCTGATTCGGCTCTGATGACGGCGTGGATTAGTTCCGGGTCAAGCCCAGTCTCCTTTGCGGCGTAGTTGACGATTCCGTTGAAGGGACGTCCATCTGAACTTTCGTTGGCCCCGGATCCATAGATCTCCTCGTCTTTGACTCCGCGCCGGCGGAGAACTTCGCTGACGATATCAAAGCTGGACATGCGGCGGGCCCCCTATCGAGTGACTTTTCTGCGGACTACGGGTTCACCTCTATTCTTCATGGACTTCTTGAGTTCCTGGCCGAGGTCTGTTTCGTCCAAGGCCCAAGCGATCTCCTCTGGTGCCCACTTCTGCTTATAGGCCTCGAATATCATGTCCTCGAGTTCCTGGGTAGTCTTGGCTCCTCTCAGGTATTTGGTCAGGGGAGTCAGGGATCGTCCACCAGTCTCGTAGCGAGTCTTGTATCCAGCGTCGAGCCAGCGCAGATCCCGCTCCATGTCCTCTAGGAGATCGGCATAATCCTGTTTCTTTTCCGGCAGGACTCCCCCAGTAATCGGGTCCGTGAACATCTTCATCTTCATGCCGTAGTGTTGGCGGATGTCATCGCGCAACTTCGACTTGTCGCGCTTCTCCGGGGCGTTTGCCTTGGCGTTTGCGGCCCTTTCTTTGAGCATGGCGGCCACCTTGGCAAGCTCAAGCCTCTCGGCCATGGATGCCTCCATCAGGCGCTGCTTTGCATCGTAGAGCTGGGCAAGTTGATCGGCCTTGATTTCGCTTGCTGATCTAGGTACGAGATATTCTCTCCTTGTCGTCGGAGAAGCGATCGCTGTCACGCCCGGGACGCCGGATTGGGCCGCGTCGATCTGGGATGGGGTCAGGGGTCTTTCCTGGCCGGGAGCCACGATTTCCCTGAAAGGAAGATCTGATCCCGTGATCTCGCGGAACGCCTTGTTGGCCTCCTCCATGGGGACTTGGGGATCGAAGCCTCCTCCTTGGTCTTTTGCCTCTGCCGCCATCTTAAGAGCGTTCTCAAGCTTAAACTTGAGATTCTCCCTGCGCGTCTTCTCGATGTCCTTTTGGAGCATCAGCTCCTTCAGCTTCCTGTAGTCCTCGAGCTTCTCCATCTCCAGCTTGTGGTCCATGATCTTGAGAGCCAGGGGTACGATCCCCTTGGTAGGCCCCTCCATGATCCCTTCCTTGAGCCCGGACATGAACGGGGTCTGCGGCTGCATGTACTGCATAGCGACCTCCTACGAAATGAAGCGATTTGCGGCCAGCGACCGAAGGAATCTCCCGAAGCCCGTCGGCGCATTCTCGGTGCCGGGGCCCTGCGGGAGCGCGCCGCCCATGACGCGCATCAGGCTTGCCAGGATGCCGTCAGGGGTCATTTGCCGCTTCGGGAACACGATGCTCCCGATACTCTGGCTGGACGGGGCCTCAACGGGAGGCGGCGCGGGGGCCGCCGGCGTTGCCGGCGAAGGTTCGGCAGGCGTCACTCGCGGCGTCGCCGGGGCATTGGGGTCTGTCGCCCCGCCTCCGTAGATGTATTTTCCCGTCCGGTTGTCGAAAACCCTATAGCCTCCGCCGGGCAGTTGTTCCGGAGCGCCAAGGCCGCCGATAATGTCAGTCGGCCCCTTTCCTGATGCTGCCGGCGCATTGCTGCCCTGCGGCACGCCGGCATTCCCGGCCGGAAGGGCCTGCAGGGCCGAGTCGCGCACAAGCTTCGCGATGGGGATGATGTTCTTCCCCCATCCGATGGGTTGGCCAAACGACGGATCTTGAACCATCTGCGGATGAATGAGCTTCGTGATGGGGATGATGTTCTTCCCCCATCCGATGGGTTGGCCAAACGACGGATCTTGAACCATCTGCGGATGAATGAGCTTCGTGAGGCTTGTAAAAAAACCCATGGCGTTCACCTCCTATGCGGCGCCAAGGATGCTTTTCAGCATCGTCCAGTTGAGCAGTTGCGATCCGGCGCTTCCAGCCAGATTCGCCAAAGAGTCCAGGAACCGCCATCCGCCTCCCTGGGTCGGAGATGCAGCCGTCGCCCAAGCCCTAAGAACTTCCGGGCTAAGATTGGACGGCTCGTAGGTGGAGTAGAGCTTTTTCACGGCTTCGCCCATGGCTTCGGAATAGGCCCTGTCTACTTGCTCGCCGTACTCGCCTCCGCCGATCCCGCGCCCGGCAACATTTGCTGCAGACCTCGCCCGACGGCCGCCCAGCATTGTTTGCAACTCGCTCTGGACCCCCTTCATGTATTCGCCCCTCTTCTCCGGCGTCCAGGTGACCTCGCCAACGTAGCGGTTAGTTGCGTTCTCCAAGGCTTCTTTCGTCTTTTCCTCCATGCTCGCCTTGTTGAATCCGCTCAGAAGGTCAGCTCCCAGACCGAGGCCTAGTGTCGGCAGGATCCAGCTTGATAACCCGGACCCAAACCCTCCGGCTCCGGCGCTTACTGCAGGAAGGTTCACGGCCAACCCGCCTGTGCCTGAAGTGAGTGCTCCAGGGGTAAGGCCGATTGTGCTTAGTGAACTCGGCAGGGCTGCTTTGCCTCCGAACCACATGGAGTCTCCGGGGCCGAACAGCGACAGGAGGCTCCCGGATCCGCTTGTTCCTGTTCCGATGCCAGTAGCCTCGGCAAGATATGGCAGCCCGAAGTAAGATCCGGCCGCAATTGCTGCCAACTCCGGCCCTGAGAGCCCATGGATTTCCTTTGGGATGGCTCTCTTGATTTCCCTGGGAACGATGTTCAGGTCACCCAGATCCTTCCCACCAATGAGAAACTCTACTGGCTCCTGAACAAATGGGCGGATCTCCTTTGGTATGGCGTTGTGCAGGAACCCTTCCACCGGCTTCGTGACGGTGTTCACGACATTTCTGATTTCCTTCGGAACTATGGAGTGGATGACGGACTTAAAAAACCCCATGGCTCACCTCCTGTCGGCTAGTCTTCAACGATATCAAACAAAACGTCCCATGGCATGTAGACCTTGGGCATATATGTATAACCGACGGATTCCCCAGGGTCGCTGACGAAGGTCACGACTATCCGATACGTCTTGCAGCGGGTGTTCGGCGGGAACGGTATTTCTCCCTTTCCCTCTGTCGTCACCGACCAGTAGGCTATCCCGGATTGACCCCACTTCACCGTGGTAGTGTCTCCGTCCAGGTATACGGCGATCCTGGCCTCGCTCCAGTAGTACGATCCGCCGGAATAATACTTCCCTGGATAGAGATTGTATTTCAGCTTCTTGAGAACCTTTGTCGCGTTGGAAAGGCGCGGATCCCCGCCGCTTCGGCGCGGAAAGTACAGGGTGGAGGACGTGACGCTTTCGCCCGTCCCCGAGTTCGAGATGATGTTGTTCGACAAAATATATCCCGACGACGTGCCGTATATTCGGCCGCCGTAACCCGTATCCGAGGAGGGCTTTACGGTTTCCACGCACGAGAAGGCCCCGAGGGTGCCTTGCTGATAGCATTGATTGTGGCGCACGCGGATCTCCGGATAGCGTGCAAAGTCGAATTCCCATGAATATGCGGCACCGGCAGCTTGCAGCAGCACGGAGGACCCGGAGCGGCGAAGGCGGGTCTGGCTGGTCAGGGACACATCGTCCAATATCTCGTCGAGCTGAGGAGAGCCGATCTTGACGCTGTTGTCGCCGTCGAAAACGTAGAGCCGGACCCTGTTGTTTTCGTCTCTTGCCAGAAAGACGATCCCGAAAGGCTTCTCCATGATGCACAGCCATTCCGGGTTCATGGGGCCGACGGTTGCGCTGGTTTTCTTCATGGACCATGTGTCGGGGTCCTCGCCGGCTTTCTTGATCCACCCCCTGGCGTAGCCGATATAGAGCGTCGTTCCCCAGCTCACAAGCGCGGTGATGGAATCCAGCGTCCCCATGGCGACAGGGCGGAGATCGTTCCAGTTCGTGGACTTCATTGCAATGGGAAGAAGGGACTCGTTGTCCGTCTCCGTGTCGCCGTATGCGGGCTCGGAATAGTTGAGCCGCCACGGGTAAGTCTGGTCGGCCTCGTAGTAACGCCCGTAATGAAAGGCGAAGATGTAGCCCGTTCCCATGGGCGTGAAATCCTTGACATCGCACACGCCGTTTGCGATCAGGGTGGCGTCCGTGGCCGTGTCCGTATAGGTGGTCGTCGAGTTGTCCGCGATGGTCGCGACGTAATAGATGTCGGACAGCGTCCCGCCCGTTCCCGGACCGCGGTACAGCTTGCGATGCACCGTCGGAACCGTGGCCGTGGAGGAATTGAGAAGGGCTGTCGTCCATGTGCCGCTCGTCGTGGCCGTCGGTATGTTGGTCCAGTTGAGCGATGCGTGGTTCGAGAGGGTGACATCGGCGGAGGCGGCAGAGAGCCCCGTTTCGTATTTCATCCCGTTGGGATAGGTGATGAGATAGGAGACGTAGAGCTTGTAGACGCCGGACAGCGATCCGGAACCGGATCCGGAGCCGCTACACGCGGGCGCAGGCGCCTTGATGACGGAATAATAGACATTGCCGGCGTTGTCCACCATGAGGTGGTTTCTTGCGGAGGTGGACGGGCATTTGAGAAACAAGAATTTCTTGTAGTATCCGGCGGTCAGGTACTCCCCGTAGGTCATCGTTTCCTTGTCGCTGAACGTGCCGGACGCGAGCAGCCGGTAATAGAGGTGCCCCCCGGAAAAGGCCCACACGCACGTCGAGAACGACCAGATCCCGTAGATCCAGGATGTCAATGCCGTTGACTGGGCGTTGCCGAGTTTTTGCCGCAGCTCCAAGATCCCGTCCTGCTCGCAGAACCAGTTCTGGCTTGTCTTGTTGGCCGTTCTGTCGTCCGTGTAATACGGCAGGAATCCCGGCGCCAGGAGTTCTTCCGAGGCCTCGCAACCGATACCTTTGTGGCAATAAAGCTGCTCGATCTGCATCGCCTACCTCTTGAGCGGGGAGATGCTCACGATCTTTTCCTTGAAAGGCCGGCGGTCCCTCTTTTCCTTGGCCTGGGAAACGGCCGCCTGATAGAGCTCCTCGTAATAGACGGCCCTCTCGAATTCCTTCGACGACTGGTGGAATGTCCGCAGCAGGTCGCTCACGACGCCCCAGTACAGGGCCTTGTGGTAATTGCGGGGAATCTCCGGATAGGTGTATATGTTGCCCTGGTTGGCGTCGGTCGCCGTCTCGTCCCATTTGAACTGCACGGGGAACGGGACGTACTCGATGAGGAGCGTAGAGGCCGGGACGGTGATGTCGCCCAGGGCCCCGTGACGGTATCCGTAGATGTAGACCTCGCGCTCGTGGTCGACCCGGACCGCATACTCGCCGGCCAGGACAACGTAGAGGTCGCCGGCCTGAAACGTATTGAGCGTTCCGCCCGTGAACCCGGCCGCACAGGTAATCGTGTTCGTCGCGACGCCGGTGATCAGGCCGTAGCAGCCGTCCGTGATGTTCCGGATCCACATGCCGGCCGCAAGGCCGTAATTCGTAAAGGTTGTGCCGGAGTCTACGCAGGTAGTCGAACTGCCTCCCGTGGCCGTCCCATAGATCGACTGCTGCGTGGTGCCGAGCGCCGTGCTGACCGCGATGCCGGTGTCGTCACCCGTGGCATAGGCCGTCCCCGTGGTGTCCGGCGGAGGGTAGACGCCGATCAGCGGGATCGAGCCGTATGACCCCCCGTGGTAGACCAGCTCCGGGTCCGAATTTTCGGCCGTCAGCCAGCCGTTGCGGTTGGCGTCCAGCCAGTCGATGTCCCGGACATCGAGATCAACATAGACTGTCGACGAGCTGAAAAACTTGGCGTTAATGACGCCATCGTCAATGCAGTTCGCGGGCAGCCTGTAAAGCCGCTGGCCGGCGATCATGGGGATCAGGGCCATCCGTCGCAGGCAATGCGTCTCCTGAACAAAAGCGTTCTGCCTGTCATTGAGCTTCTGGCGGATGAGCCATTTGGGATAGACCGAATAGCTGACGGTGGTGCCCGATACCTGGCCCATTTCCCATAGCACCAGCCTCTCGAGGACATCCAGGTGCAGTCCTCCGTAGACTCCTGCCGTGTTCGCCATCTGCTAGCTCCTCTCGGGCTGCCCCGGCCCGAAGATGTTGTCCCTGTACTCGTCCAGATCGATATCTTCCGGGAGGATGCCCTTTTCCAGCCGATCCTTCCCGGTGACCTTCCTGCCGGCACGCCTGTCGATCCAGATCTTCGAGATCTCGGAATCCTTCGTCGACGTTTTGTAAATCTTGTAGGCATCGCCGGCCGCCCAGACGTTGGCCGATCCCCCGGACAGGGCGCAGGTCACGGTGTGCTCGTCCTGGGAGACGGCCGTGACGGCGCCGTGGGAACCGTCCGTTGCGTTCTCGCAGTACAGGGAGAGGTTCGGATCCACGCCGCAACTGCGAAACTCCTGGGTGCGGTCCGTGAACGTGCTGGTTCCGCCGACCTGAACGATTCCTTCCGCCAAGGGGTCGGAGTCGAGATGGATTTCGGAGGCCGCCCCTCCGGATCTGCGGACGCTCATCTGTGCCTCCAGACAATGCTCCCGATGTCGGCCTTACCTTCCCTGATGGCAGCGTCGCTTTCGCGGGTCGTTTCCGGAACGGCATCCGCAACGACGCCGGCCGGATGCTCTTCCGGCGGATGCGCCCGAGCGGACCTTTTCTTCGGCTTCTTTGCGGCGGATGCAGGCCTGGCCTTTGCCATTTCCTTCCTCGCTGGAATGTGGGGGCGGCGGCGTACCGCCGCCCCCTTGGTTCATTGGAATGGTTGCCAGTTAAACGACCCGGATCAGACCAGCGGTGTCGGCCGCCGGAGTAGGCGAGGCGATCACGCAGATCTTGTCCCGGTCATCCACATCCCACTTTCCGGCGCCGGACGCATTGTCGTTGACCGCATAGCAGTTGTCGAGAATGATCAGGCCCTGAGTGAGATCCGCGGCCAGCTTGAACACGCCGCCGGCCGTGATGCCGTAGTTGGTTGCCGTGTGGATGAAGCCGCAACGGGTGAACAGCAGAAACTCGTCGATGGCCGTGGCATCCGCGAGCTTCACGAGGGGATGGTTCGTCGCGTGCTCGATGCGACGATAGATCTTGCACTCGTAGAACTCGCAGTTCTTCGTGCCACCGTCGATGAGGATCTCCGAGTTGGCAGCCGTACCGGCGCTGATCGTGTTGAGGCCGATATAGCAGCGCTCGAAGAGGCACTCCTCTACTCCGTCGAGCATCAGGGAGTATGCCCCTGCCGCATCATTGGTGTCGTGTCCGATCCCGGCGATATGGCAGTCCTTGAAGACGTTGCGGTCCCCGGTCACCTTCACGGCGCCGATCATGTTGGCGTCCTTGACGCCGCTGAAGAAACCGATGTTGTAGATCAGGCAGTTGTCCGCCGACAGGGTGAACAGCGGGATGTCCGAGGCGGATGCCGCCGTGGACAGCCATGCGATCCTCGCCCGCTTGGACATGGGGGAGGGAGCCCCCACGCCGATCAGGTGAACGAGGTCCTTGTTCCAGTCGAGGGTCGTGGACTGGTAGTCCGTGGTATAGGCCCCGGTGTTGGACTCGGCATACAGAAGGACGATGTCGTTCTGGTTAGCCGTGGCTAAGGCGAGGGCCTTGGCCAGGGTCTTCACGGCCGTCTCGGGGGTTTTCCCGTCGTTGCCGTCCGAGCCTGAGTAGGGCTTGACATGCCAGACGTTCCCCTGGGTCGAGGGGAGGACAAGGCCTCCCAGGACGTTCCACGGCCCGATGGTCAGATTGGTCGTGCTCATAGTGGAACCTCCTTTTTAGGCCGGGACGTTCCCGAACCAGTCTCTCTCGTCTGCGATTTCTGCCGACCACCGCTGATCAGCCTTGCACATCCAGTCGCCGGTCTGGAAGTCCTGCTCGCGGCCGAACCTAGTTTTCCGGCGCCAGAAGAAGATGATCCCCCGGCCGTCGAGCTGGAGATACCATGCATCCGTGTCCGTCAGGTGCGGCCAGGACTTCATGCCCATGTTGCGGCCGCTCTTGGCGTAGGCGTTGATGGCGCGGTTCGCCGTGTCCGGACGATCCGGGCTCTGCAGGATCTCCCGAGCCTGTTTCTCGAGCTGCGGGGGATACCACAGATTCTTGATCTTCTTCTTGATCTTGTACTGCCGATGGTTGTACTGGTTCTCGGCAGCGACCACGGCGGCCCAGAAGCTCGAGTAGGTGAGATCCGAGGCCGTCAGCTTGTTGGAGAACGTGGAGCTGTCCAGGCGCGGGTGGTCCGTGGCGAAGAGCGCCTTGGACTCCCGGGTCGCGTGGTAGGTGGTCGCGGTCCCGTAGACCAGGAACCGGGCCATCTGGCTCTCGATGTTCTCGTTCATCGCCTCACCGAGATCCCGGAACATGCCGGAGAGCTCGTCGGCGTTGCCGCCGCCCCGGAGGTCGTACAAGTTATCGTCGATGGCCTCCTCCGTGAGTCTCACGGCGAGGGCCCACACGTTATGAACCCAGGTCTGCTTGCCGCCCTCGATCTGGGTGTCATAGGTGATGGATGCTCCCTCCCCCTTCCTGACCGGGAGGCCGAGGCCGGAACGGATGGAGTCCTCTTCCTTCTTTTTTGCGCTGGTTTTGATGGTACACATGTCCTCCCATTGCGACTCCGCCCTGCTGGTGATGTAGGAATCAACGGCGAGGGCGAAGAGGCCAGGGACGTACTCGTTCAGAAAGCGTGATCTGGTCCACATAGCTCTTGTCCTCCTTTAGATTGCCGTTGCGCTGGACTTGAAGTGCGCGTTGGGGTTAGGGATCACGATGAATCGGCAGTTTGCGCTGCCGACCGTATCTCCGCCGTACGACTTGACAATCCGGAGGGCCAGAGTGTTAGTCGTGTTCACGGAGTCCGAATCGATCTCCTGCTTGCTGCGGCCCGTGGTCGTGGACCCGGAGTGGGTCGAGATCATGGCCACGTTGAGCCCGAGGCTCGCCGCCGCGATGGGAGTGTTGACCCCGTCCTCCTGGACGAGGAACTCCTGGAGCGGGTGATCGGCCACGAGAACGTAGCCGGCCACAACGCCGTCGCCGGTCGTGGAGGCCGGGAGGTACTTCAGCGGATCCCCGTTGGAATCGAGGATCGCCAGGACCGCTCCCAGCTCGTCGCCGGCTGCGCCGGTTGCATCAATTTCGACGCCGAGGCGCGTGTCGCCGTCGAAGACCTTGCAGACCAGGCCGGTATTGGTGATCTCGACCCAGTCGCCCACATAGATCGCCGTCCCGTAGGCCGTCGCCACCGGATACCAGTCGGCGGAGAGCAGCTTTCCGTACGGGATGAACCCGAAGGGGGCGTCAGTATTTGCCATGATGAGTTACTCCTTAGTCAGCGATGATGTCATCGCCTCCCGCCGCATCCATCGATCCGCCCTGGAGGAAGTCCTTTCCCTCCTCGAGGAGCGGGGCCCTGTGCAGCTCGGCCGCGAGCCTGTCCGTGGAGCTCTCCGGCCTCATGCCGCCTTTCCATTCGTAATGGTCATCCTTCCCGTCCCGGATCCCGTCTTTCGCTTTGATCGTGCTCGCGGTTCCCATGTCGGCCAGCTCCAGCTTGGCCTTTTGCTCGGCCATGAAATGGGCCCACGGTTTGCAGACCAGGATCAGGTCCAGGCGCACGACGGCGCCCAGGATCGGATCGACGTATTTCGCCAGGAAAGGCGTGTTCACTCGGTTGCAGAGCCACCAGCGGAGCGGGGGGGAGGCGTTTCGCACCTGATCGATTCGCTCCGGGCTTCTGCGGATCCACCGGAATGCAAGTCTCTTTTCTCTCTGCTCCTTGAGAGCAGGCTCGGGGAGCTTCAGCGGGTCTTCCGCCAGGGAGAAATCCACCATTCCCTCTTCGCCGTGGTCCAGGATCGGGCCCTCGGCGGCTACTCGTCTCGCGATGGCCAGCTCCTCCGGCGTGAGCTGGGAGCTGTCCACCGGTTGGACGGGAACCTGATCCGCAACGGGATCGGTTTGTTTTGCAACTGCCGCTTTTTTCGTTCTCATGTCTTATCCCTCCACGGTTACTGAACGGGTCTTGGCGTTCTTGAGGATCCGCTGGTAGATCTCCTGTCCCTGCTTGGACAGTCCGATCCGCTTCGCAACGTCCCTCACCTCGGGGCTCGCGGGCTCCGTGTGCCGATCATCCGCATCAACCTTGTGGGTCTTGCCCTTCGGCAGATTGCTTGCGTTGATCTTTTCCTTCCTGCGGTCCATCTGCTTCCCTCCTTGGGCCTCCTTCTTCCCCATCTCATATGCCGCCCTGACGGTGCCCGGCAGGTTCAGGAGGTTGTTGAGGCCGAGGGCCAGAATGTCACCGAATGGATGATCGGCCAGCATGAGCTCCTGCTTGGCCTTATCGACTCCGACCCGTAGCGGCGATCCGTCGTTTGCGAGATCCGGAAAGTTTTGAGCGAGGTAGTCGTCGACCTCCTTTTTCTTGGAGACGAGCTCGACCTGGTCCACGGCCTTTGCCTGTGCGCTGCGGGCCGTTTCGTCAGCCATGTAGCTGAGGATGTTGAACAAAACGTCCGGATCGTCACGATGCTCCGTCCACAGTTCCTTGAGCTGGGCCTTCGTGAAGGCCGGTTCCCCGCCCTTCTCGGCCGCCTTCTTCTTCGACTGCCGCTCCTCGTGGAGAGCCTTGTTCAGGTTGTTGATGTGCTCCTGGGCCCTGGCGAGCTGTGCCGCAAGCGCTTCGGGGTCCAGGTCCTTGTCCTTGCCGGCCTGGGCATCTTTCTTGCCCTTCTCGCCGGCGCCGCCGTCGTCTCCGCCTTCATCGTCCCCCTCGAGGGACACGACGGAGAGCAGGTCGCCTTCATCGTCCCCGGATCCGCCGGGGCCGTCATCGATGAGGCCGTCCTGTTCGAGATCTTCTTGCATGTCTACTCTCCTTCCTCTGGTTTACTCGGCCTGTCGGCCGGCTGCTCAGCATCAAACAAGGCGCGCCGCAGGAGCTTGAGCTCCAGGGCGGAGAATGAGGCCTTGACGAGGGCCTCGGCCCGTTCTTTGGCCTCCGGGGTCGCGGCCATGGTCTGCGGGAGCAGGATGATACGCCGCAGCATCTCGACGGCCCCCCGGATATAGTCTGGCGAGAACTCGCCGCCCCAGATCTCCCGGAGCATGGCGATTCCCGCCTCGATTTCCATTTCCCGGTAAGGGGCCCAGCCGGAGTCGAAAAGGATGTCTTGCTTCGTCATTGGATTTCCTCGCCGGCGCCCTCAATCATGGCCTGCGTCTCGGCCTTGGTCTGCATGTACTTCTGGATCACCTGGACAATCTCTGGAGCTTGCTGGAGAGCCGACAGGATCATGCTTACAGCCGGGTTGATGTACCGTTCCAGTTCCGTGCGCCCGTAGCTCTTGAGCAGATCCTTGAGCAGCTCGGGCCCGTTGGCCAGCGGATCGTTGCGTAGCAGCCCGTAGAGATCTTCGTTCTCCTTGCGCTCGATGAGCCTATTGGCCTGTTCCGTGGATCCCGTGAGGATGAACTTCCAGCCGGACCGCATCGTTTTGCGGGAAAGCTGCACCGTCCGGCCGGACCAGGTGAAGGTCTTGTCCAGGGGCATGTGCTGGTAGTAATGCTCGTAGAGGCCGCGGATCAGCTCCACGAACTCGTCCTTGATCGTGGTGCTCTGGTAGTTGAATTTGATGTTGCCCTCTTGGATCGTCTGGAGGACCTCGGTGGCCGTGTTGCCCTTCTGCGAGAGACGGCCGATCTGTAGGTCGCCAATGTTGCCCACGCGCTCCCAGAGGGTGAACAGGGTCTGAATTACCGGGATGAGCTCGGCGGGGCTGAACTGGAACTTCGGAAACTCGATGCCCTTGACGGAATCGACCTTGATGCCGGCGCCGGGGTAGATCCGCTTCTCGCCGCTCACGCCCGTCTTCTCCTCGTAGAAGAACCACGGCACGGCCACGACATAGGCAATATTCACCAGGAGATTGAACAGGTCGGTCGCGCCCTCCTGGATCGCCTTCATTTTGCTGTAAAGCGGCTTGCCGCAGCTCAGGCCGTCTTCCGGGAAAAGCCGGAGCCGCTTGATGATCGATTTGTTTGGGAAGTGAATGTCGCGTTGCAGGACGTAGCGGACCACCTTACGCGACTGCACGGCAATGGTGACCAGTATCCGCTCTTCCCGGAAGTCGCGCTGCTTGCCCTCGTCGGCCTCATGCTGGTCCTGGTAGATCGGATAGGAAATGTGGCATTCGATGAGATCCAGGACCTCTTTCCCGGTTACCGTGGCGTCATAGAGCTCCTCGTTTGCCCCGTCTTTCTGCGCGGGGGCCGCATCGCCGTCTTTCTGCAGATGGCTCAGGAGCCAGGGACCGATGTCCATCCAGCCGGAATCAGCCTCGTCCTTGAGCTTCCAGAGGTCCGCGTATGTCATTTCCATTTCGCGGATCTTGTCGCAGGCGTTCCATTCCTGGATTGTGCCGACGTTGTCCGGGAAGTAGAGCTTCTCGAACGGAACCAGTTCGACATGGCCGCCCTCGTACACCGTCTCTGACACATCCACGGTGACCGGCATCCCGTTTTCGACGGCGATGTTGCCGGCTTGGTCGTAGGCGAAATCCCGGCGCGTCTCGTCCTCGACGACGTAGCTCGGCATGGGAAACACCGTCCCCTCCAGGAGCAGCTTGTGGACCGCCCTGCGGCCAAACTCATCGATGCCGACCGTGTGCTTGAGTTCCCTGTGCCACCAGTCCTCGTACATGCGGATGATGTCGTCCTTCTGGGTCGTCTCCGGGGGCTGGAATGACACGATGGGCTCGCGGCCCATGAGCGCCGCAACGATGCGGGGCTCGAGGTTGTCCAGCGTGATCGCGTATAGCGGCAGCACGAGGTTGGAGGCGTCCGGCCAGGGGAAGTCCGTCTTCTGCGAGATCTGGTCGTAGACGCGACGCGACTCTAGGATCTCCTTCTTCACCTTCTCGCGGTACTTCGATTTCTTGAAGAGCTCGTACAGGTCCATGCAGTGCTTGATCAGCTTCTCGAAATCGGGGCGATCCGGTGGCGTCTCCTGCAGTTGCTGGTCCTCTCCGGGGATGAGCTCCTCGGGTGTCTGGTAGATGATTTCAGGCACCGTAGGCCTCCATGTACTTGTCGAAAGGCATGACGTTTTTCAGCGGCTGGCGCTTGGCCTGGACCCCGTCGATGGCCGGCAACTGCCTGCCGTCCAGTACCGTATGGACCCACTTGCCGCCCTTCAGCACCGAGAGGACATAGGTCCGCTGGTATCTCGCGTGCATTTCGCGGATCTGCTCCAGGGTGAACTTCTTGCCGGACATCACTGGGCTCCTTTCAGCCGCGCCAGGATTGCCTCGAGCCTGTCGAGAACCGCGGCGTCGGGCTTGTTGGTGAAGAAGTCCCGGAAGATCCCGAGCCCCAGGTACGCGACGGCCACGAGCTGCACGATCTTCATCTGGTATGCCGGATCGATCTCCGGCAGCCCGAACACGGCCAGCAGGGCTGAGATGTTCTTCACGGTTCCGATCAGGGTGACCTTGGTGTCGTTGTCCATCGCCTCCTCCTCAAAAAATCGTTTGTTCTATTGGGTCCTCCATGACCCCGCGGTTCTTGTCGCGGATGACCTTGCGCCAGACCGTCCAGCCGAACAGCCTGACGCCTGCCCACATCAGAAACGCCCTCCACCGAGGCACTCCGCAATCGATCAGGGCCCGCAGGAAGACGCCGTCTGCGTCTGCCCTGGTAATGCCCGCTGGCTGCAGGGTGTAAAGCATGTCGTGAACCGTGGCGGCCGCGTCCCCCAGATCGGCGGCCAGCCAGTATGCGAGCGGGATCCGAAACACGAACCGGCCGGCGCAGATGTAGAGGGTGGCGAAATTCGTCCTGAACCCCTCCGGCACCACGAAGAGCTCCTCGAGGCCTTCGTCGAAATAGCGCAGCTCGGAATCCAGGCGCCAAAGGTTGCGCCTTTCGTCGAGCTTCGTCGAATTCAGTTGCGTCAGCCAGCCCACCGCGGCCTCCTGGTGGAGGGGAGGGGGAGGCTGCGGACTCCCCCTCCCTGGGGGATGAATGAGGAGGTAGGGGATCTATCCGAGGGCCTTCTTGGCCGCTTCGTATTCCTCCCTGGTCTTCCGGAAGCACTCCTCGACTTCTTCCGGCTTCATGCCGGCCTGTTCGGCCAGGGTAAACGCGCCCGTGATGACGAGCTTGAGCGCCGACGCGACGGCAAATGCGGTTACGGGATCCATGTCTGGGCCTCCTTCCTTACTTCTCGAGCAGCAGCTTGTCGATCAGGGCGACGATCTGGGATTCCATGGCCTCCGTGGGCTGCATACCCCCGTCGATGTAGCCGACATAGATGTCGATGGGGACGGCGGCCTGCCGCAGGAACTCCTTTTTCTTCTCGACGAGCGCCTTGAGCTCGGGAGACACGGCCTGTTTTTCCATGGCCAGAACGTCCGCGACCTGCTTGTTGTAGAGCTTCATCACCAGGATCGCCTTTTCCTTGGGCGTCATGTCGGCCGGATTCTTGAGCTGGGCGCCGGCGCAGCCGGCCACGAAGGCCACGGCCAAAAACAGCGCCATCATTGCGAACCGATTCGTTTTCACTTCTCCGCTCCTTTCGTTGTCCTGGGCAAAGAAAAAGGGCGACAGCGAGAAGGTGAGGCTCCTCACAGCCGCCCTAATTCTCATGCTCGCCCCCCTGGCTGGCCGACCAGGGGAGTAGCTGCCCGGTTGTCAGAGATCAGTTAGTTGTCCCACCGGATCCGGTCGTAGCCGGCCCGGTATTCATCCGTCACGGCCTTCTGCCCCTTGCAGAACAGGGATGTCTGCCTCTGGTCTTCCGGCCGCGCCTCCTTTGGCTTCTGCCACCTTCTGGACGATTTCCTTGACTTTTTCATAACACCACAGCCCTCCCGCTATGATTGTCACCACACAGAGCGCCAGGACCAGGATGACCGCGGCGCACAGCGCGTGCATGACGCAGACCTCGAACTTCATGGCCTACCCCCCTTGCCTTTTCTTCCCCTGCGCGGTCTCGTCGTCCGGGTGCGCCTGCCGCCAGAGCCCGTAGCACTTGCCCAGGCATTCGCGCAGGGGCTTGCCCGGCTCCTCCTGGCGCAGTACCTGGACGCACCGCTGGATGAATTGAGATCTCGTTTCGCCCTTCGTCGGTTTCGGCATCTTTATCTCCATCATACGAGGAACACATGGTTCCCGATCACTTTCTCAACCGCCATGGATTTTGCCCACCGCGGACATTTTTTCGAGCGGTACAGGGCCCCCGTCATGTAATGCAGCGCCTCCGTGTTGCGCTTGATCTCGCCGGACAGGAGCTGCCAGGCAAGCCGCGCACACTGCCGCAATGCCTCGTTTCGCGTGCATTCGCCGTCGAATGTTGCCGCGATGCGGACCGCCTCGTCGTACTGGGGATCCTGCGCGGCCTGCGGCGGAGCGGAGTTCAGCCACGAGAACTGCGCCGGCCTGGTAATAACGCCGTGAATGCCTGAACCGTACATGCCGTTCCTATCGGCCCTATTGAGGACAACGGATCCGACGCCGATCTTGCCGGCCAAGGGTTCCCCGCGAGCCTCGAAATAGATGCACAGGGCCAGGATCTTGTCCTCTGACAGGTCCATGAAATGATGCCGGTCTTCCGCCTTCATCACGCAGCCTCGTGGGGAACGACCACGTCCCCCGTGTCCTTATCGTGGCGATGCCCGTAGAGCCTCTTCTGCAGCTCCTTGTGCTCCGCGGAGTTTGTTGAGCATACGAGGGCTATTTTCTTGTGTATGAGCTGCAAAATGAACATGGCCAGCAATTGCAGCGCAGTTAGCAGTGCTCCAACCACCAAAATCCATGCGTTTTCCGACATCGCCGCGCTCCATTCTTCACATTTTCCCGAATTGCGACTTCTGCAATTGAGCTCTGCCTAGGATACGGTTCCAGAACCTGAGCGGCAGCGATTCCAGAAACGATACAATTGCGGATGGCGTTGCAACCGGAAGGCTCTCCATGAGGCCCCAGGAGCTCCACAAATTCGCACGCTGCGTTGACGTTGCCGCACCGTAGAATCCCCATCCGACGACAGCCTTGAAGTTCACTCCATCATCCTCCGGTAGTAGTACATGGCCGCGCCGATCATTCCCGATATTGTCGGCAGGATCTCCATCAGCCCCCAGGACGCAAAGTAGTTTGCCCTCCTGGCCGCCGCGACCCCGGCGCCCGCGTACATGCCCCAGCTAACAAACGGCAGATAATTCATGGAGCAAACACCGCTTTAACACGCTGCCAAAAACCGGGACGGTTCTGGCGCTTCATTTCTTCCTGCCACCCTTCTTTGAACTTTTCAAAAAACTCCTGCAGGCGCTTCACGTTGGCCTCAACGTCCGACTGCTGAAACTCCTTGGCCTTTTCGAGCAGGTAACGGTCGAGTTCGTGGCCGTTCTCGAATTTCTTCCCGCCCTCAATCTCGTTGTAGACGTAGAGCATGGCTTGGTCCACATTGGCTTGAGGAATTCCCTTTGACAGCAGCCATTTCATTTGGCCCTCCGGGGTCCGCCCGTTTTCCTGGTAAGGCTCGATCAGTCTCTTGAAGTCCATCGCCTCCCTCCCTTATGCAGCCCTCAAGCGGGTGGTGGTTGTTGAATCATCGGTAAGCATGGAGCTGACAGTAAAGGCCGCAGTTGTTGAATCGTCCTTGTAAATGACCGTATTGCCGTTAGCGTCTGTCACTTCAATCTTGTTCCGCAGGATCCATCCCAGCGTCCTGATCCTGTCAAGGAGTCCGTTGCTTGTCAGGCCCGTCGCATCCGTAAACGCAGCGTCCAGGGCGTCAAACACTTCGCTCTGCACTTCGGCGTCCCAGGAAGAATTCCAGGGGATTGCCGTCAGGCCAGCCCCGGCCGCCCCGATCTCGGCGGTGTCGGTAAGGATGGCGTCAATGTCGGTAGCGCACTGCTCGCCGAAGGTCCCCGCCGAAGTATGTCCGGAGGTCGCTTCGTCCCAAACAGCATCTGCAATGGCGGCGATAGCGCCAGTGGCGATGGATGCTGCCGTGATGGCGTTATTGGAGATCGATGACACGTTGACGTTGAGGGGTGTCGTTCCGCCGGCATAGCCCGTGCCGTCGAAGAAGTCTTCGAGGTTTGTCGAGGCCGTGCTGCCTTCAATGAGCAGGTCGTTCAGGGCGGCCCGACGGAAGCCGATGATCGGCCCGCGCCAGGGCAGGACCCCCGTGCAGACCCCGGTGAACCAGCCGAACCCTTCAGTATCGTTGTTAATGGATGCTCCGCCTGACGCCGGGATTTCAATGGTGTACATCCCATCCCCCTGGTGCGTCCAGTCGTAGTTTCCGCCGGATGTCGGCGTCACCGCGGTCTGAGTGAAAGCTCCGGCAGGGGTGACGAAATTCCAGACAAGGTCCATCCCGGCGGCATTGTAGGCCACGGCGGTCTCCCGAGTCTTGAAGTCTGTATCATCAATCAAGGGAAAGATGTTGACCGGAACTTCGCTTAATGCTGTGTCAACGTCCATCCAAATATCAGGCATTTTCGTTCCCTCCGAAGCTATTGCTGTGCATAGGCGTAATATGGATAGGCCGCCGCTACATACTCATCCGCCCCGATGTCCCACTGCGCGCCGGAACCTCCCCTGTCCTGACCGTCAATGTCGGTTTGGAAGGGGTAGACCGAGTCGTTGTAGAGATT